AATCTATCTCACAAACGTCGGGGGATTCTCGTGGCGATATGTCGGGTTATGTAATTGAGCTATTAGCAGAAGAAAAAAGCAGTCCAGAGTTCATAAATGGAGCGACAGCTGGTAATCCTTTCGCTGGCATGAGTTCAGCATCGCCGACTATTACAGTGGGCACAAACTCTTAAAAGGGTGTTTTGTTGGGCGTATGCGAAGTGCTGCGTCCTAACAAAACTAATTAAATAAAACAAAATGAAAAAAGACAAAACACAAATTACGTTCAAGCCTTTTGATAGTATTGAATGGCTAATTATTGACGAATCTAAAGCCTTAACCGTTTTAGACGAAAATCAATTTAAAGAGTTAAAAAAATTAAAGCATTACAACGTACAAACGGGAACTTTTAAAATAGGTTAACATGATTGTACTCAATAGAACACAATCGACCCACACTTTAAACATAATTCCCAGAAGTTACACACCGACAGGGGCCGCAATCTTTAAATTTTTGATAACGAACGAAGAACAAAACACCGTCGTACATTCTGCAACGGTTTCAGCTTTAACGGCTTTAAAATATTGGTATACGTACACCGCTGCATTAGGTTTAGACAATACAAAAGATCAAACCTATCTTTTAGAAGTATCTAATACAGCAACCAGCTCGATATTATACCGTGATAAAATTTTTGGTACTAACCAGCCAGCATCGACATACTCACCGAATACGGGTAAGTTTGTTTCAAATGCGAGTAGCTCTAATGACTATTTAGTTTATGAATAGCGATTTTCACGTCTTAAATTTAGCGGCTTACTCAACCCCCGAAATAATTGAGGACCCACACCAGGATTATGTTGCTTTCGGTAAAAATAATGATTTTTATTCCGAAATAATTGAGGCTTTTTTAAATAGTCCGACCACTAGCAGCGTAGTACAAGGGGTTTCAAATCAAATTTTTGGAAAAGGGTTCGACGCTTTGGACTCATCCAGAAAGCCCGACGAATTCGCTTCTTTTAAATCTTTATTTAAAGCAAGGGATTTAAAACGGGTTTGTTTAGATTATAAGCTACTCGGTGAGGCGGCATTTCAAGTGACTTATAAGGGCCAAAAAGTGGTCCAGGTTACACACTTTAACAGAGAGACATTAAGGGCCGAGAAATGCGACGATAAGGGCAAAATAAACGCCTATTATTATAGTCCTAAATGGAGCGAACACCGTGACGGCGATAAATTAACCAGAATTCCCGTTTTTGGCTCTGGAGCTACTAATGAAATATATATTATTAGAAAGTATATTCCATCGATGCATTATTACAGCCCGCCGAGTTCAATATCTTCATTAAATTACAGTTCTTGTGAAGCGCTGATTTCCGAATTTTTAGTCAATGAAGTCACTAATAATTTCAGTTCTGGTAAAATAATAAGTTTTTCAAATGGCGTGCCTACTGTCGAAAAACAGCAAATGATTAAAAGCGAAATTTTAAACAAGCTTACAGGAGTTAACGGCGAAAAAGTTATTGTTTCTTTTAGTGATGGCCCAGAAAATAAAACAACGATTGAAGATATTACGGCCGTAGATTCTGCCGACGTTTATCAATACATAGCCGATCAGTGTACGGCTAAAATTTTATTAGCTCACAGAATAACGAGTCCATTACTAGTAGGAATAAGAGACACTGGGAACGGTCTTGGATCAAATTCTGAAGAAATTCAAAACGCCCATAATTTATTTGAAAACGTTGTAATAAGACCTTATCAAGACGACATTATTGAAGCCGTTGAGGACATTTTGGCCGTAAATGGTATTTCATTAAAAATTTATGTTAAAACTCTTACGCCTATTGAATTTACTGACGAAGTTTTAGTTACTCAAGAACAAAAAGAAGAAGAAACAGGACAAAAACTTTCTTTAGCCACTCAAATAGATGGCCGTGATGCATTTGAAACAAAAGACCAGGCAATACAAGCCGCAGAAAAAATAAATTGTAGCGGTTACCATGAACACATAGTAAACGAAAAAGTTTATTATATGCCTTGTGAAAGTCATGAAATAAAATATAAAAATGACAAACCAGAAATGTCAGCGGACCACGAAAAGGCAATTCTGGAAAAAATTAAAGACTACGGCGAAGTTCTGGGCGAAGAATGGGAATTAATCGAAGACGAAGAAGCTGGGTCACTAGAAGAAGAACGACAGGCCCAAAAAAACGTTACAGTTTTAGACAAACAAGCGACAAAATTATTTTCTTTTGATCCAGAAACGACAGCCAAAAGCGAATTCGATCAAGGCCTTTATATTTTACGTTATAAATACGACGGAGACCCAGACCCACAAAGACAATTTTGTAAAGATATGATGGCCCTAAATTCTGGACAATATGGAATGCTTTACAGGTTTGAAGACATAGAAAATTTATCCGCTTTAGACCCAAACCCAGGATTAGGATTGGGCGGAACTCCCAATTACGATTTATTTCTTTTTGCTGGCGGTAATAACTGCCGCCATCGATGGCGAAGAATGGTTTTCTTTAGAAAAAGAGAAGACGGGAAATTTTTACCTAAATCGACTACGGACATTTTCGAAAATGATAAGAAAGTCGCAAACACACCATTTCAACAACCCGAAAACTCTGGTCAAGCACAAAAAACGCCAGCGTCCAGGGGAATAGGTAATAAAAAATAATATATGAGCCAAGTTTTATTCGCAACCAAAGAAGACATCGTCCGACGTTCGCCAATTATTGACGGAAATCTGGACTCAAATCGTTTAATCCCAGCCCTGCATTTATCTCAAACGCAATATTTGAGAGAAATTATAGGTACTGATTTATATAATTATTACGATGCTGCAATTCGTCTTTTGCCTAACACTCCAATTCCTACAAATCATAAAAATTTATTAGACGATTTTATTAAGCCTATCCTAATACACTTAACGATTTCAGAATATTTGAGAAGCGGAAATTTTACGGTATCCAATAAAGGTATTTTTAAACATACCTCAGAAAATTCAAGCGAAGCGACTTCGGACGAAGTAAAAGAACTCGTTCAAATAGAGAAAGACAGGGCGCAAAGTTACACCGAAAGATTTCTTGATCACATGAGTGAATTTGCTAGTGCAAATTTTCCACAGTGGTACTCAAACAGCGGCCAAGACGTAAGCCCAAACTATGAATCGTACCAAACGGATTTTGTTTTATGAATGATTTCGGAAAAATTTACGAAATAAGCTGGTGGGGTTACATCGGAAAGGCTTTAGGCTGGGGACAAATTTACCCTTTCAATTCAGATCAAAAACCTTTCACGGCGGACAATATTATAATATTAGCCAGTACGACAGAATACAAAACAGATCAAACGGTATATTAAATAATAACAATTAAAAAATAAAAAATATGTGTGCAAAACAGGTAATAAACGTAGGTTCTGCGCCTAATTCAAATGATGGTGATGCCTTACGCATAGCGTTCCAAAAATGTGTATCTAATTTCGATGAATTATACACAGACGATACGAACGACGTGAATTCTATTGTAGCTACTTCACCAATTGCCAGAGATAATGCAACGGGAGTTGTTACAATTTCGTTGACTGATGGAGGAATTAGCACTCAAAAAATAGCAGACGATGCGGTTACTGTGGATAAGCTAGCAAATGCCATCAATTCAGCAATTACAGCAAACACCGCCAAAGTAACAAACGCAACGCATACAGGAGACGTGACAGGCGCAACTTCTTTGACTATTGCCGACGATGCAGTCACAGCGGACAAACTAGCTAATTCTATTAATAGTGAAATTGCTGCAAATACCGCAAAAACAGGCATCACTTCTGGTCAAGCAAGTGCAATTACAGCAAATACCTCTAAGGTCACTAATGCAACGCATACAGGAGATGTAACTGGTTCGGGTGCTTTAACTATTGCAAACGATGCCGTAACAATAGATAAAATTGCTGACGCTGTTATCGTCACAGCATCTGAGGGAATAGGAAGCAATAATAATGATACAACTATTCCAACTAGTGCAGCTACGAAAGCCTATGTAGATAATTCAGCAAGTGGAGGGATTAGCGTCTCAGTAATTACAGGTAACACAAATGCAGCAAGTGGGAATTTATATGTATTAACAGCTAATTTAACATTGACATTACCAAGTTCACCAAGTGCAGGTAATTATGTAAAAATTTCAAATCGTAGTGGAGTTGCTACTTGTGTAGTGGCTAGGAATAGTGAAAAAATAATGGGCGCAACTGCTGATTTAACCTTAGACAAACTAAACTCTGGTTTTGAAATGGTTTACTCTGGAACAGCTCAAGGGTGGGTTTTAATCGGTGTAGAAGGTACAACAGCATAATAATAAATTAATTAAATTAAAATAAAATGACAGATTTTTCAAGTTTTTTCCCTTCTGGTGGCGGTGGCGGTGGAGGTGTAATAATAAACAATTTTCAAACAGGTTCAGCCGCTATTGAATTTGACCAACTACAAGCATTAGCAATTGTAGCAAGTGGTTATCAAGCATCAGAGCAAGCAGGTAATTTTAATATTGACCCTTTGAGAACCTATTATGGAGATGAAAAAGGAGAAGGAGATTTTCAATTAACTTACCCAGAGGATGTTTTAAACACTTACACCACTATAAAAAATGTAACAAATGCCACGAATGGCGGAGCGTTTTGTTATGCAAGTTTTTTGCACCGAAGCAATAACAATGTGTCTGGAAATTGTGGTGGCGATATTTCTTTTAAGGTTACACTAGACGGAACTGCGCACGTTGTAAATTATAAACCAACTGATGGAGCTACTAATCGAGCGACAAGTATTTGTCAATTAGGATACGCAACTGTCAGAAATATTGAATCAAGCAGTTACGGTGGTGCTATAGAAACAATGTATCCATATATAGGCTCAAATATTTCTTATGGGACTTTTTGGGACGCAAGTCTAGTAGACGTAGGAATTAGCAGTCAAAACACTTATATCGGTGGAATAGGTACAACCGGAACGGGAAATATTACAGTACCACTCGGTACAAGTTCTTTAATTTTAGATTCAAACGGTAAAGCACTTTTTTCAAGAAGTGGGGGTATCAGATTGGACGTAAGTCCCGCAGGTGGTCAATTTGGTGCGGATGGAAACCCAAATACAACTGGTTTTGGTATTGCATCAGACCAAACTGTTGCAGCTTCTGCGAGTAATGTCGGTTATGTTATTTCAGCCGATGGATTGACGCTTCAATATCATACGACTTTTTCGCAAAATGATGGGCAAGGGACTTTGACAATTACAGGCACAACAATCGACACCAGTGCAAATACTGCTACAATCTCTTTTAGTAGAACTTCACCTTCTACGAATGGGCGTGCTAGGATTGGAAACATACAATTTCAAGGACAACAATCGCACTCACAACAAACAGTAAGAAGCAGCAATTATAATGATGTATATAGCAACTCTAGTGAAAAAAGTGCTACACATTTTCACAACCCAAAAGACCACGTTAAAATAGGTTATCCGTGGGTAAAATTTGACACTAGCTGTAAAGTTGAAATGAGTCACTCAGCAGAACCTAGCAATTATTCCTATAACGGAGTGCAACAATGTAACGTAGGAATCTACGAATTTTAATTTTTATACTTTTTAACTATGGCACTATATTTTGAAATACAAAACGGAGTTATTAATAACATTTATGATGTTGATGACCCACAACCAGACTTCGACCACAATAAATCATATGTTGAGGGGGTTACTTGGCTAGAACATAGCGGTGATTATGATGCTGGCGATTTATATGACGGAACTACTCTTTCTTATGGAGCAGGAACATTAGCAAAGGCTCGAGAATGGAGAAACGAAGAACTTAAAGAAACTGATTCTATTGTGGCTATTACAGACCATTCTAGTCATACAGCTTTAATGTCTTATCGACAGGAGTTGAGAGATTGGACAGATACAAGTGATTTTCCTGCTACTAAACCGACAAAACCTTAAAGGATTTTAGAGAATGGAAGAGATGAAAATTGCGTTTTTCAATATTGGTGCTTTGGCTATTAATTTAACCAGCATCAATGAGGAGCTTAAATTTTTGTCTTTAGCACTTGCCTGTATTTATACCATAATATCAATCGTTAAAAAGATTAGAAAATGAAACTTCCAACCAATGGCGTTGCCAAAGACATCCGACATTATAGCGGAGCATTATTAATTTTTTTCTTTATAGTTGCTTTAGTTGTGGTGCTTATTCAATACCCTGTTTTAGATTCAAACA